ACCGGCCTGGCCGACCCGAACCACGGCCCACTGCTCGCCGGTGCCCTCGGCCTTCCAGAGGATCTGGGCGCCACCGGAGCCCGAGGCGCTGCGCAGCGCGCCGCATTCACCCTCGGCCGCCTCGGCGAAGCCGTGGCCGACGTCCTGGACATCGAGCTTGACCGGGCAGATGCCCTGGGCCATCGCCAAGCCGATGGTGCCGTCGGCCAGGGGTTCAAGGAGGATCACAAAGCGATTGGCGTGCTCGGCGGCCGGTGTGACACCCACCAGCGCGGGAGCGTTCTTGAAGGCATCCTCATCGTCGGCCGGATCGAAGATGACACCGTCGACGCCCAGGACGTCGAAGCGGTTCCGGTCGGCGCCGCTGTCGTTGCGGATACGCACGATGCCGGACGGCCGGGTGAGCGGCTGGGCATCCTGCGTCTGGTTCTGTTGGCGCGACCGAAGATCCTGGGCGGCCTCGATGAAGGCGTTGAACGTCCCGGCCGGGATGACCAGCGGATCGCCGGGTTTGACCTTCCTGAGTGCATCGGCCATCGCTCATACTCCGATGCCCAGGATGCTGAAGTCCGCGTCCTCGTAGACCTTCTCGACGTAGGCGGCGATGGGCTTCTTGATCAGGGCATTTGCGGCAGTGTCTTCGGCGTCCTGGTACCGCACCCACAGGTACTCCCAGCCCTTCTTGTCGATGCCGGTGATCTCGCCCACGGAGATGTTCGTCTTGTTCGGGCTGACCGCGAAGCGGTAGGTGATCTCCCAATCGTCGGCGCCGCGTTTCGAGCCGGTCGCGCCCAGGAACAGGCACTCCCCGGCGGCGCAGCCCTTGAACGGGGCGTTGTTGACCTTGCCGGTCAGCCGGAACAGGGCGACACGGTACGCCAACGTGACCAGCACCGTCGGCAGGTAATGCGTCTCGGCGAAGCTGCAGGCCGGGATGGTGATGTCGACACCCTCGACGTTGTCGGGCGTGACGCCGATGGCGCCTTTGAAGTCCGGGGCGGTCTTGCCCGTCGGGGCGTACTTGTGAACGGTCTGGATGGACTGCGTGATGTGCTGCGTGCCGCCGGTGGTGTCGAACGAGTAGGTCGACTCGCCTTGCTTGGGCTGCGGCCACAGCCCATACCGCACCGTAGCGATCCACTGGCCGTCTCCGTGGCTCTCGTCCACCCACTCCGGCTCGAGCTGCAGGCTCTGGCGGAGCAGCCCCTGGTAGATCAGTGGTGTGGCCGCTTCGACCGCCGCGACGGCGGCGGCATCGTCCGCCGTGCCGGTGAGGATATAGACGAGCTCCACGCTGGGGTTCTCGCCCAGCGAGACCCGGCGGCTGTCGAGCTTTTCCAGCATCGTGATCGGCACGATTCATCCTCACGAGGCAAAGGCCATCGGGTGATCCCGGATGTCCTTGCGCAACTGCTCCACGCCCTTGGCCGTGCGTTCCGTGGCCCCGGCGATCCGGTCCTGGACGCCGCCGGCCTGCAGGCCCAGCGTCGAGGAAACGTTGAACGTCCCGATGACACTCGCCTTGGCAGCCAGCAGATCGCCCAGGCCCTCCAGCTGGTCCTTGAGCCCGGCCAGCGGGCCGCGCTTGCCGCCGGGTGCGTTCTCGTCGGGCTTCTCGGTGCGTTTCTGCCGAGCCTGAGTTAACGCGGCATCAAGTTCCTTGCGGGCTTGTTCCAGGTCCGCTTTGGTCTTGGCCAGCTTGGCGTTCGTCTCGGCATCGAGTGCCCGGGAGGCCTCGACGTCCTTCTCGACGATCTCGCGCTGCCGGGCCTCGTACCGGCCCTGTTCGGCGCCCAGGTCCCGCTGGCGCTCGTTGGCGATCGCGGCCAGGGCGGCGTCCTTCTCCGCGTTGATCTTCTGCTCGGCGGCCACGAGGGCCTGGTCGGCGGCGAGGTTGGCGGCCTCGACGTCGAAGCCCTCGTCGAACAGGGACTTGATCCAGTTCCAGGCCTTCGTCGCCAGGTTGACCATCGTAGCCCACTCCACGGCGAACCGGCTGGAGAACCGCGCCCACGTGTCCGACAGGAACGCGGTCAGCCGGATCCAGCCGACCTTCAGCGCGTGCCAGGCGTCGGCGGCAATGGCCTGGGCGCCGAACCACATGTCGTAGAACCGCTGGAGAAAGAATTGCTTGCCCGCCAGCCACACCCGCTGCAGCGCCGTCATGCCCTCCTGCCAAAGGAGCTTGAGCGAGAGCCACAGGATCCTGGCGGCCAGGGCGATATCGCCGGCCGCCAGGGCGTTGGCGATGCCCTCGGTCACCTCCTGGACGGCATCCCGCATGCGGCCGAACTGCTTACCGATCCATTCGATCGCCTGGCCGCCGGCGCCGGTATAGGCCAGGATGGCGGTGCCCAGCGCGACAATCGCCGCGATGACCAGGCCGACCGGCGAGAGGAGCGAGGTCAGCATCGTGATGATCAGGCCGATGACCTTCGTGGCCGTGCCGGTGATGAACGCCAGGCCACCCAGTGCCTTGGCGGCGATCGTGGCCGAGACGCTCAGCGTCAGCAGGCCCAAACCCAAAGCGCCGACGCCGGCGACGATCAGGGCGGCGGTGCGGATGAGCCGGACGTTCTGCGAGACCCACTGTGACAGCGCGGTGACCAGTTTGGTCACGTACTGCGTGACGCCGCGAACCATCGGACCGAGCACCTTGCCCAGCGAGATCTTCAGGCCCTCGGCCGCGCTCTGGAGGATGATCACATCGCCCTTGAGCGTGTCGAGCTGGATGCCGGCGATCCGGCCCGCCGTGCCCTTGGCATCCTTGAGCGAGGCGGTGAACTCGCGGAGCTTGTCTCCCCCCTGACTGAGCAGTTCGGCAAAGCCCGCCGCCTGCCGGGCATCGAAGATCCGGCCGATGATCCCGAGCTTCTGGCCGGTGCCCAGGCCGGCCAATGCTCGATTCATGTCGTCAATGATGGCGGCCAGCGATCGAACGTTGCCCTTGCTGTCCAGGACGCGGACGCTCATCGCCCGCAACTGGTCGGCGGCCTCCTTGCTGGGATCGGTCAGCGACAGCAGGGCGCCGCGGAGCGTCGTGCCAGCCATGTCCGCCTGGATGCCGGCGTTGGAGAGCATCTGGACGGCGCCGACGATCTCCTCCAAGCCGATCCCGGCCGATTTGGCGATCGGGCCGACGTACTTCATCGCGTCGCCCAACTGCCGCAGGTCGGTATTGGCCGTGGTCATCGCCTTGGTCAGGACATCGACGGCCTCGCCCAGGTGGTCGGCCTCGATGCCCATGCCCGCCATGATCTTGGCGGCGATGTCGGCCGACTCGGCGATGCCAATCTGGCCGGCGGCGGCCATGTCGAGCGTCGGGCCGATGGCCGCGAGGATCTGATCCACCTTGTAGCCGGCCAGCGCGAAGAAGCTCATCGCGTCGGCGGCGTCGCGGGCGGTGAAGACCGTGGTCTCGCCCAGGCGTCGGGCCTCGGCGGTCAGCTTGTCGAACTGGTCTCGATTGGCGCCGGTGAGGGCCCGCACGCGGGCCATCTGGTATTCGAAGTCCGCGAAGGTCTTCGTGGCCACGGCGGCGGGTGCCCCGACGGCCGCCGCGATGCCGGTCAGCTGCAGCCCGGCGGATCGCAGGCCGGTGGCGAAGGCCTGGAGTTGGCGCTGCGCCCGCTTGAGCCCGGCGCTGAGCTTGTCGTCCACGCCGAGTTCGACGAACGCACGGCCGGCCCGGATGCCCGCGGTATTCGCCACGTCAGTTCCCTCGCACGCTGCCGGCCCAGAGCGCCGGCAGCTTGTCCCGCTCCTTCTCTAACGCCGGCCCCATGAACGGCCGGGCACGAACACGCAGTTTCCGGCCGAGGTCGCGTCGCCGGCGCCACCAGCGGGGCCGCTCGGAGACGCCGCCGAACTCCAGCACGTTGGGCGCCTTGGACCGCTTGAAGCCCACCGGCCCGACGACCACCGAATCGCTGCTGCGGTCGTACCCGAACAGAATCCACCGCCGCAGCAGGCCGGTGTGCGAATACGGCGGCCTGCCCGGCTTGGAGGTGCCCTTGCGCTTGCGGATGCTGGTGCGGGCGGTGGTGCGGATGAACGCGCCGGCCTTCGAGAGCACCTCGCGTTTGGCCTTGTCGACCGCCCGCAGGACGACCTGGCGATCGAAGAACAGGTTCTTGATCCGCAGGTCGATCATTCGGGCTTGTTGACCTTGCCGACCGCCAGGCGCATGGCCGCGCCGGTCAGGCCGGCGATGGTGGTCCCGAGCGCAACGTACTGCTGCTCGGTCAGCCAGTTGGCCGCACCGTCAATCAATACATCCAAACTCCAGCACGCCCCCAGCAGGCTGAGAAGCAGGCTGCCGATGATCGTCTTCTTGCCGTCCAGCCACGTCAGCATGCGTCGCCTCCTTGCGATCCAGGTAGTAGGTGCCGCCCAGATGAACGTGCAGTGTGCAGCCCGCGATCAGCAGACTGCACACTGCCGGGAGAGAGAGCGTCCAGAATCGCCGTGTCACGGCCCACCCTCGTTGGCCGGCTGCGTGGCCGGGGCCTCGAGGTCCGGGCCCTGATCACCCTGCGTGGCCGCCGCGACGTTGGCCGACACGCCGATCGTCTCGACCGTGCCGTCCCAGACGAAGCCGGTGCCCACGACGCCGTAGCCCCGGCTGCGGTAGCCCGGGTTGATCAGCGATCCCTGGCCCTGCAACTGGCCGGTCCGCTGGCTCAGCTCGGCGATTCCCTTCTCGATGGCCGGCGTGAGGATCTTCTCGAACACGTCGTTCTTGGCCCGCTCGATCGGCTCGGTGTTCGGGGCACAGCCGCCGAACGTCCCCAGGCCGAATAGCAAAGCCAGAATGGCCACCAGCGTCTCGATCAGCGACACCACACAGAATCCACGTCTCATGGGATCAACCTCCTTGTACCGGTACACGTCCATGCACGAACACGTCCTTCAGAACATCCACGCCCACCCGTACCGACACGGCGCTCCGGGCAAAGGGATCGAAGTCGCTCGGTCGGAATGCCCGCGTCCGCCTGGGATCGCGGTGGGTATTGGCGATCAGGGCCATCAGCGAGCTGGTCCGCTGCCAGGCATCCCGCATCCGGGCCTCGGCCATCGCGATCAGTTCGCGGAGGGTGAAAGGCCCGGGATTGACGCCGCAGATTCCGGCACATCGCCAGATGAGCTCATCGCCGTCGCGAGCGCCTGCTCGCCCAGCTGTTCCAGCACCCCGCTGTCGAGCCGCTGCTCGATCAGGTCCCTCGCTCGGTCCATCATCCGCCGCGTCGCCGTCAACACCCGCCCGAGGTTCGCCCGGTCCCTCGGGCTCGGGCAAAAAGCCACGAGTTCCTCCAGCAGGGCCGTGGTCGCGTGCTCGATGGCGTCGCCGGCCATCGCCCGGCCGAACTCCTCGTCGGTGATGTTGCGGGCGTCGGCCTCGGGCTTGCAGACGGCATAGACCACGTCGCACAGGAGCACGGGGTCGCGGATCAGCCGCTCGATCAACGTGCCCTCGACGATCTCCAGCAGGTTGACGTTCAGCAGGCCGCGAACCCGCTTGATGGCGTCCACGTTGATGGTCACCGTCCAGGTCCGCCCGGCGTTGTCGGCGAAGGTCTTCATCACGTGCCACCGATCCAGGTGGGCGCCGTCGCCGAATAGGCCACCTTGGCGGTGACCGACACGGTGATCGCCTCCTCCAAGGCCTCACTGCGGCTGAACGCGGTGATCATGAAGTCGGCCTGCAGGCCCTGGCCGGCCTCACCGTCGAGCACCTGCAATCCGATGATGTCATTGCTCAGGTAGGCGTTCTTGATGGCCGTGAAGCCGGCGTCGGCGGTGTCCCAGACCATCTCGAACTCGACGCTGGCCTCCTTGAGCGTCGCGGCCGTCGCCCGCCATCCGTTATTGGCCCGGGTGGTGACGTCGGCCTCGCCGGTCTCCATCGAGAGGGTCACATCCCGCACGTTGGTCAGCGCGGTCCATTCTCCCGCACCGCCCTGGCCGCCGGCCTTGAACAGCAGCTTGGCCTCCATGCCCAGTTTGAAAGACATCGCAGGTACCTCCTATCGGCGCTTCACCCGATACGTCACCGTGATGACGCTGGTGAACTGCCGAAACTGATCCAAATGTTCCACCGACAACAGCGGCTCATGCCGCGTCACCATCCACAGACAATCGGTCACGCCCTCCAGACGCGTCGTTCGCAGGTGATCACCGATCGCCTCGGCAAGCCCGACCAAGGCATCGAGCGTCGTCTGGTCCTGCGGATCGACCCTCTGCTGCACACCGATATCGATCGTGCAATCGCAAAACACGTCCAGCCGCGTGGCCGGCTCGACCGTCATCGACTTCGGCACCACGCTGACATGGAGCGTGTCCATCTCGGCCAGCTCGAACGTCGGCTGGTAGAGCCGTTCGGCCGTGAATGGCCGGGCGAACGACCGGCTGTTCAGGCTCACGACGACCATATCGGCGATGTCCGTGATGACCGACATCAGGCTTCCTCCCGCGCGATACAGGGCCGCGAGATGATCTTGTCATGCAGCGAGCGATGCAGCTTGAGCAGGTCGCAGGTCATGTTGGTCAACTCGCGGATCGCCTCGGTGTTGGCCGCGATGATCCGGTTGTTGGCCTCCAGGACCTCCAGCAGTTTGCGAATCAGCCAGATCACCACGCCTAGCAGGACGACGGAGAAGCCCAGGAAGCCGTACTGCACCACGGGCTGGATCATCCAGTTTTCCATCATGCGGCCTCCGTGCCCACGTGCTTGGTGTGAATCCGCAGCGTGCGGCGGTACGGATCGCTGTAGCGATACGGCGGCTCCGCCCCCGGCGCCATCACCTCGTACACGAACACCTGATCGCCATCGGTCTCCCGCACGCGATCGCCGGCCCTCGGTACCGTTTGCATACCCGCAAGCACCAGATCGGTGGTGAGCACCAGGTAGTCGCGGGATTCGGTTCGGTGGACGATGCCGTATTCGTCTGCCTGCTCGAACACCGTTCGACCGACCGTCGCGGACAGGGCTACCGCATCCGCGCCGCGGCGGTACTCCACGGAACGCGTCATGTGCCGCGTTCGCTGGTCATCGAGCCAAGCCGAGCCTTGTTCGAGCAGATCACTCATGTCACAGATCCGGGACCTCGGGGAAACCGGACATCAACCGCACCTGCACCTTCACCTCACCGGAACCCGCATAGGCCACCGCATGCCCGAGCCGCTTGTAGCCACCGTAGTCGCTGCTCGTGGCCACTCGCTTGGCGACGTGGTCCCAATAGAGCTGCTGGCCGGCGCCGATGACTTCGCCCGACGCCTTGGGAAACTCGAATACGCCGGTCACGGCGAGCGAGCCTCGCTGGTTGGCCTTGATCTCGACGCGGGCCACACCGACGAGATCGCCCACGACGACAACGTCGCCGGCGTTCACCTGTGTGCCGGGCACAAAGTCGATCGCATTGCCTTCGTGGATGTACGTGGCGCCCATCCCGTTGCCTCCCGACGTCAGGGCCGCAACAACGCCCGCACGGTCGCATCCGCGGCAGCCGCATCACGAACCGCCTTGCCGATCAGCTTGTTGCTGGTCGCTGTCGGCGTGGCGACCTTGTTCGTGTTGTCCCAGTACACCAGCGTGCCGGCGGTGATCGCCGTGGCGGCGACCTTCGGGAAGTCGAAGACCCCGTAGACCGCCAGGGCGCCCAGCACACCGGCCGCGATGTCCATCCGGGCCACGCCCACCAGATCGCCTTGCACGACCACGTCGCCCGCCGCGACATTCGCGCCGGGCGTGTAGTCGACCGCATCGCCTTCATGTCGAAAGATCGTTGCCGGCATCGTCGATACCTCCTAGGCTTACGCCTCGCCCTTGACCTTCACCGCCGCCCGGAAGTCCTGCATGGCCACGCCGAAGTCGAAGTACCCGCGCCACTGCATGCCCAGTGTGTTGAAGCTGGTCTCGCCACTCTCGATCGTCGGCGTCCGCTTGCCCCGGAGGTACGCGATCTCGATGGCCGCCACGTCCGCCGGATTGGCGAACAGGTACCAGGCCTTCGCGCTGCCGCCAGTGAGGTTGAGGGCGTTGAGGTACGGGCTGGCCACCGGCTTCCACTTGCCCGCGTGCGGGTTGTCCATCGGGCTGGGCTTGCCGGCCGTGGTCGTCTCGTTCACCCGGGTCTCGGTCATCAACTGCTGGGCCAGGACCTTCAGGGCCGTGGGCACCAGCAGCACGGCCGGGCTGAGCAGGATCGGCCGGCCGTCGATGTCCGTCTGGTCCAGGAACTTCTGCTCGGCCAGCGTCAGCGACCCGATTGACAGGTTCGTGTCCGCGCCCGAGAGGAAGTTCTTGTTGGTGGTGCTGAAGAAGTTGCCCGGATTGCTCAGGAGCAGTTCGTACACCGCCTCCTCGCGCTTCAGGGCCGACATGCGGCCGATGAGACGCGGGATCTGGAGGAACGCCCCGAGGTCGTCGTTGATCATCATCTGACGCGTCAGCGCGATCATCCGGCCGAACGTGTCGATGCGGTTCTTGTAGGATTCCTCGATCAGCGTGGTGTGCTTCAGTTCGCCGTCGGGGCCGACCTTCTCGAAGATCCCGTTGCCGGTCAACCGGTAGCGGGTGACCTCCTTGAAGTCGTTGACATCCGTCTCGGCGCAGAAGAAGCCGACGGTGCTCTCGACCGCCTGGTAGGCGGCCAGCATCGCCTTGTTGGCCACGTTGGAGAGGATGCCGGTCAGCGAGATGGTCGAGAACCCGCTGGCCGCCTGGATGAGCCGCTGGTCGGCCGCGAACGCCGCCCGGATCATCTCGTTGTCCACCCGGCCCGGGCGGACATGGTCGCCGGCAGCGCGGATGACCTCGTAGAGCAGCGTGTGCAAGCCCGCACCCCGCAAATCGCGGGACAATGCCGCGTTCATGGACCGCTCGTCGTACCAGCCAGCGACCTGCCGCTCGGGCAGACCCGCCGACAGGCACATGGCCGCCTCGATGGCGCCGGCGTTGAGACCGTCGCCGCCACGTCGGATGCCGGTGACCGCCGGGCGCTCGGCCCGCAGGACCTCCAGTTCGGTCTTCGTGGCGTCCCAGCCCTCGGTGATCGCTTTGGCCTCGATCTCGGCGTGTTTGCCGGCGCAGATTCGGCGGATATCGCCGATCCGCTGCGTCTCGGCGGCCGCCTCCGCGCGGAGCGTGGCCACGACGTTGCCGGGCGGATTGTCCGGCGGCTCGGGCGGGTCCGGCTCATCGGCCGGCTTCTGCTCGGCGTCGTACATGGCCTGCAGGCTGGCCTTCTGCGCGTCGCTCAGTTCGTCAAACACAAACCCCTTTGCCTCGACCCATTGTCGGAAGTCCATGATGGTCTCCTTCGTACCTGTACCGACGGCAGAAGCCGTCACCTGGGCGCTGGTGTTGTCGTCGGCGCCCAGCGCGACGAAGCTGATCTCGCCGAGCGTCGCCCTCCGGACGACATGGACCGGTCCCTCGAACTCACGCCCGTTGGCCGACACCGTGCGGCCCTTGGGCACGAACTCCACGCGCTCGGCCAAGGCTCCCAGCGACGCCTGCCACGGGAAGCCGTTGTGACTGCTCTCGATGATCTCCCGGGCGACCGCGCCGGCGCCCGAGATCACACCGGAGACGAGCAGGCTGTTGTCCTGGATGCTGATCGCGTCGGTGTGCCCGACGATCAGGCTGCGATTGTGGTCCTTGAGGATCGGCCGGCTCTTGGCGGTGACCCGCAGGCCGGCCAGGTCCACGACCACCGGGTGCGGCCAGCCGGCCAGGATCATCGGCCCGCCGGTGTAGGCGATCATGCCGAACCGCCGTAGCGGCGGACGATCCCCTTCGGCGGCGGCCTCGATCGTGGCCCACCCGCCGACGGGGGCACAGAGCTGCAGCAGGCGTGGGGGGTTACTCGTCGGCATCGTCGCCGGCCTCCTTGCCGATCGGAACGGTCTGCTCCACGACTAGATCGAGCTCCTTCATCAATGCGACCTCCTTGGCCCGCTGGCGGAGTTCGGTCTCCCAATCGCGTCCAATGCGGGCATACTCGGCCGCCAGTGTGGTCGTGTGGCTGGTCAGCCGCGTCGCCTGGGCGCTGGCCTCCTTGGCCGGATCGACATGCTCGTGGCCGTCCCAGAACCACTGGTGCGGCAGGTCGGTATCGCGCATGCGGGCGGCCTGCGGCAGGAGCCCTTCGACGAGAACGGCCTCACCGAGCCAAGCGGCAAAGATGCGGTCGAGAACGGTGGCTCCGAGGTGTTCCTGTTCGACGCGGATGCTCTTGAAGTAGGTCTGGTGGTCGAGGCGCCCTGAGGCGTAGTTGTAGCCCGAGGAATTGGCCGCCGCGACGTCGTACGGCATATTCAGGCAGCGGGCGATCTCGTTGAGGATCTCCCGCTTGAACTCGCCGTAGGTGGTGCTCGGTTGCTCGGCCTGGACCTGGGACATCTTCCAGCCGCCGGGCATCGTCAGCAGCGAGCGGGCCTCGAGTTCGATGGCGTCCATCGGCTCGACGCTCTCGGCCTCGCCGTTGGGCGGGGCGTCGGTGTAGAGGATGCCGGCGAAGTCGGCGGCGGTTTCCGCGGCGCCCAACACGGCCAACGTGTAGCGCCGCAGTTGAGCGAACAGCGGCAGCGCGGGCGTGATGTCGGGGATGCCCCGGCTCTGGCCCGGCCGATCGCCTCGGAAGTAGTGGATGACCGCCTCAGCGGGCACGCGCTGGTAGTCGAGCCCCATGCCGGCGCTCGCCCGGTCATCGCCCGGGTGGGCCTTGAGCACGTGGTACTCGATCGGATTGCCGAAGGGGTCGAAGACGATCCCGTCGATCGCGTGGTCGTCCAGGATGGACAGGTCGGGCGTGGTGACCTGGTCGGCCTCGATCAGCCGCAGGTCGAGCTTCACGGCCGAGGCCAGACGGGGGTTGCTGGCCAGAATGGCGAAGGCCTCACCATCGGTTGCCCTGGCCATCCGCATCGTGCGGAGCTTCTCGGCCAAGCCGACGGCCCTGGCCCAGCGGCTGAACTCGCGTTCGATTCGCTGATTGACCTCGGCGTTGTCGGCCAGCAGCTGCAGCCGCGGGCCGGTGCCGATGACGTCGTTGGCCAGCGTCAGGACGATGCCCTTGGCATAGGCGTTGTTGGCGACTTCGTAGCGGGCGCGATTGCGAAGGATCCGCCGCACATCGGGGCTGGCGGCCGCATCGGCGCTGAGGCCGTCGGCGTTCGCCCAGTGCCGGCGATTCTCGTCGTTGGTGACGGCGGCATCGTAGCGAGCCTGGATAAGCCGGCCGCCACGCACCACGGCGATGCCCGTGGGCGTCGTTTGCCTGCTCGTCTTGGGCCACAGCCACTTCAGCACGTCATGCGCTCCCAGGTGGAACGATCTTCGAGAACCGAACGCCGCGTCGGGGGTTCTGCACCGCTTCCTTGCTGGCCAGGTACCGATCCGCCTCGATCTGGTCGGCCAGGCTGTGCTGCTCGACGCTGCCGGCATCGCCCGAGGCCTTGGCCGGCCCGGCGGCGTTCTCGCGGATGGCGTTTGAGAGGGTCGGATCGGGCATCAGTTGTTTCCCGGATGGCCCAGCGTCCACATTCGGCGTCGGTGCCGGCGCTCCCGCTGGGCGTAGGTGTTCACCGCCCGGGCCGGGTTGCGGCCCTCCAGGTGGGCAACCCACGCCTCCTGCAGGGCGTCCTCCTTGTCCGGCGCCCTCACCAGGCGCAGTTCGAGCGCCAGCTTCCGGTCGTCCGTGATCGGAGGAAGAACACTGCTCATCCACCCTGTACCGACACGAGCTGGGCGCTCCAGGGCACTTAGTCGGGGGTTGACATGCAGATTGTTACAGATCTGTACTGCCTCCGGCCGTCTCGCGGGTGGCAACGCGCCGGCCGCAATGCCGACACCGCCGAATTCGAAGGATGAAGCCGTGCCGCTGACGCGTGTAGACCACCGGCAGATGCGAGCAGCCGCACTTCGGGCAACGAAGCCCGCGAGGCTCATTGGGCTTACTGTCTCCAGCCGGCTTCATCGCTTGGTCCTCCGCAGCTCGGACAGCCGGATACGCTCGCGCGGCACCGGTCGTGTGTCCGTCCCGAACAGCACGGCGCCCTGTATGGACGCCGCGACCGCACAGCCGACAAGGCAATCGAGCCAGTGGTTGTCCAGGCCCTCGACGCGAAGCTTCCATTCATCCACCGTGCGACCACGACCCTCGGTCTTCACGCGGTACTCCGCGGTCAGGTGCTCGGCCAGCAGGACGTGCTGCTCGGGCTTGCGGCCGAACAGCGACATCGCGCCCGGGTCGCCCATGGGCACGGCCAGCCGGGCGTGGATGAACGACTTCCACCAGTTCGTGTCGTACACGACGTGCCGCACGGCCCGCTTGCCGGTCACCACCGGGATGCGCCAGTTCAGGCCGACGCGATCGCCGCGCTTCCGCTTGTACTCGCTGAACGGGAT